CTGACTCGCTTCTCTACGTCTAGCTACCTCAGTTCCTCCCAACCACAATGTTCTACCACTTACACACACCTTACGATCAAGCATGAGCTGACGTAATTCTTTTAGTTCTGCGCTGATCTCTGTATACTCAGGGGTCTCTGGCTTACCTAAAGCTCTATCCCATAGCCACCCCTGATGATGTATAACACGATCTACGGTTTGTTCCCATGTTTCAAACGTATCTCCAGAAGCATCCAGAGGTCTGTTATAAGTTCTTCTGGTAATAATGTCAGCTCTTACTGATTTCATACACACTCCTCCAGTACTGGGGGTTTATAATTTTTACCTTTCATAACTTTACCTGAGTCATCCTTGGTAATTGGGAACTTACTCATGTTTGACTTGTGTACCAAGTCATAGGCTTTCAGAAAGTCCATTCCAAATGAGACTGCTGTACCTTCAATAACATATACCACATCACACATCTCCTTTAAAAAATCCTGCATAAGAACATGACGTTCCTCTGTATCCAGTTTACCTTCTAATGTCAGACCAACTTCAGCGAGCTCTTGAACTTCCTCAAAGATTAACTTCATACGAAATTCAAGAAGCTCTTTGCTGAAAGGTTGGTCTACTGCCAGCTCCATTTTCTCATGGAACTCTCTAACTTTTTTCATTGTAATAAAATTCCTTCATCATTTCTAAACATTTAATGGCTTTGTTTAGGTCTTCTACACCATTCTTATCCTTGTGCCTAACCACATACTTAACAACGCTACCTACATCCATACCCAACTGATTCTCAATAATAAAAGTCCAAGGGTCTATCTTATACTTGGCATAATATTTGGGTCTGATTCCTGTATTACCTCCATTCCATTGATCGTTCAACTCATCTTTCATTAAGGATTCCATAAAATAACCTCCTCTTTTCCAAAGTTATAATCACTAGCTCTTAGTATTCTAGCTACTCTAGCTTGAGTTAAAGCATCATCTTCATCCAACCCTGCATTAACAAAGGCTTCTAAAACTGTTTCCCAAGTTGCTCCTTTCTCTTTGAGAAGAATGTCAGCTCTTTTCTTTCCTATACCGGGGCAACCTTTGTAGTTGTCTATAGAGTCTCCAGTTAAAGTCTGGTGAAAGAACTGGAAGTCTGCATCCTCCTTGTTAATTTTTAGTACCTCCTCAGTATCAATATTATAGTATTCACATGGGATTGTCAACATATCTTTATCTATGGATATGATTACAGGTCTCATGTTCTTGGTATAACTGGTAGCAAGAACCCCCAAGGCATCATCAGCTTCACAATTGTCGAGGACAAAAGAATTGTAAGCCTTCTTTAAAAATGTTTCAAGATGATTATACCCAAGAGGTTTCTTACTACCTTTTCTGTTAGCTTTATATTCTGGAAAAATTTTTCGTCTAAAATTATTAGTCCTGTCAGAGAAACAGATAGTAATATCTTCTCTATCCTTTATGTCAAACTTCTTGATCCAGTATTCTACGGTGTTCTTTGATTGGAATTCCAGTTCTTTAAGATTAGTAGCAGTAGTGACAATGTCATCATCCCATTGTACTTCTGTTTGAACTGCCCAACAAGTTCTGTATGTAAGAATGTCTCCGTCTATTAATAATTTCGTATTGCCCATCTAGTCCTCCTTCTTCTGAATGAATTTTATAGTGACAGTTTTCACAAACATAAACACATTTGAATATTTCCTTAAACAGTTTCATCTTATTCCTACCACCCACCATTGTAAATATATTTCCCTTCTTTCTCTTGGCATCTACATGGTGAAAGTGTAAAGTCTTTGTAGGATTCCTGAAGTTACAAGTCTCACAAGTAAAATCTTTTAACCAACATAAGAAAGACCTTCGGATATTATTATTAAACTTCAAGTATTGCAGTCGATCTTTCCCGGTACTCTTGTATGGATTGATACCCGACTTACCCATAAGTAAGTGAGAGTCTTTCTCCATGAATACTATTAATGCCTTGGTATCTCTAATGGGTTTCAGCCCAAGTCTTTCCAACTTTCGCAGTTGCGGAAAGTGGGCAACCAAATTCAAAGAATTCACCTGCAGTTTGGATCGCTCTCTCAGCTTCTCTGACAATGTCGCTTGCATATTTATCACTCACCTCAATTTGAAATTCATCATGGATATTAGCTACAAACTCATAGTCTTGCCCTGCTTTCAAGCCTCTGAACTTGAGCTTCTCATCAAGTATAACCAACGCTTTCTTCATAAGTACTGCTCCTGCAGATTGGAGTAGAGTATTAAGAGCACTATGCTCTGACCTAATGTGTAACTTTCTACCATCCAACCCTATCAGATAACCTCTCCTTCTGTATGTCTCCTTTACTTTAGTGGTTAATGTTTGAAGTCCTGTAACATTCTTAAGAAACCTCTGCCTTGAAGCTCTGCCTGACTTAGATCCTTTACCCAAGATCAACCCAAGTTTCCTATCTCCAGCTCCATAGATAAAAGCATAGAACCATGTCTTAGCAGTATCACGGTTGTCAATACTCAAGGCTTTCATGTTAATAGAATGGATGTCAGTACCCTTCTTCTTGTCTCCTGATACTGCAGCTCTGACATACTTCCCCTTATCATATCGACTCATGTATCCAGCTAATGCTCTAAGCTCCAATCCATCTGCATCTACTCCTACTAGCTTCTTACCGCAACTTACTGTAAATAAACTCCTGCACTCTTTACCATAAGGACTGTATGAGGCAGGAACTTGCGCTATGTTAGGATAAGAATGGGTACACCTACCTGTAACTGCACCATTAGTATTAACCCTACCATGCAGTCTTCCATCTTTCTCCAGTTTAAGCCAAGCATTGTCACCTTCAGCTAACTGGGAGACTCTCTTACTGATTAGAAAATGTTTCTTTAACTCCTGACAATTAGGAAACCTGAGTTTACTCAAGATAGATTCGTTTACTTCTGGTTTCCCACTTGGAGTGAAAGAGTTAGGAAGCCACCCATATAACTTCTGCAATCTAGACGATATGTGGTCTCTGGAGTTTGGGTTAAATTCCACACTTTTAATTTTAGTAAAGCTTGCTCCACTAGTGTAGCCTCTTTTCTTGTTATCCTTCTTTGGAGTAAACTCTCCCTCGCTGACATACCAGCTGCCGAATGAAGACCGTAGTTTTTCAGCCAACTTTTCTTTATCTTTAAGAAGATCAACATAGAGTTCTTGTCCTTTCTTTACGTTAAAGGTAAAGCCATATTGTTCCTGTCTTGCCATGATCTTGGCAAACTTGAATTCCAAATCAATAGCATCCTGACTGTACTCCTGATCCATGAAGTGATAGTACAGATCCATAGCCACATTTACGTCTTGCTGACAGTACAATGCCATCTCATCAGAGAACTCAGACCAGTCAGAGGTTTCACCATAGTCACCTTTAAGATTACCATGTCTTAAACCCCAAGCTTTAAGGCTATGGCTTCCCCATAGTTTAGACTCAAGTTTTTTACTCTTGGCATCCAACTCCTTCAAGTCAGTATGGATTAACCTTGACATTACTAGAGTATCTACGATCTCTGTATTCTTACTTGGAGTCCACCCTAAAACTTTCTTCAACACCGGGAGATCATATCCGATAATGTTATGACCAATTAATTTATCAGCTTTCTTCATAGCTTCCAAAGCATCCTCAAGACAATCATAAGAGGAGAACTCATTGTCATAAAACCCTGACTGATTGGCATACAACTGTCCAGCTTTTGCTCCTACTACTGCCAGTCCTATACAATGTACCTGATCTACAGTATCTAGCAGACCATTTGTTTCTATGTCAAATACAAGTTCTAAGCTCATATTAAATCTCCATTAGGGAATCGTTCTTCCCACTCAGAAACCTTCGCAGTCAAGTTCACTATCGTCTTCTTCATTTGAGATAACACTCTCGCTGAGTCTACCTGATTCTGTACTGTAACTAAGACAGGTTGCAACCCCTGTCGTACTTCCCTTATACCTCGCTTTGAGGATTCTAACGATAGTCTCATTCTCTCCTTGTTGATCTCTTTCAAGTCCAATAACAAAATCGCTGAGTTGAGCAATAGCTCCACTCCCTCTAAGGTCTCCGATACTGATCTGTTTTCCATCCTCATGCCCCTTTCCTTGTGAAGGTCTCTTTAAGTGAGAGACAATAAACATTCCTACATTTAATTCTTCTGCTAATGATCGTAGCTTTGTCATAAGGTTATCTATGAGTCTTCTTTCATCTCCTCCTTCGATACCACTAACCATGATAGATATATGGTCAAGCACGATCCAATCCACACCACAGCTGCGAACAAGATAACGAATACGATTGGTAAGTACATCGCTGTTTAAGCTCCCCCAATGATCGTAGAGAAAAAGTCTGCCTGTAGCAAAAACTCTTTCCCATATTTCCCTCAAATATTTTTCCTCTAAATTATTTTGAAGGTGAAGCATAGAGTTGGCTTCAATCGACATGAAGTCCAGAGCTGCATTCCTTACAGATTCCTCCAAGGCTATGTAACCTATAGACTCACCTTTACTGAGGAAGTAGGAAGCAATCTCTTTGACTGTAGTTGATTTACCAGCACCTGTACCAGCACAAAAGGTTACAAGTTCACCTTTTCTAGCTCCTAAAGTTTTCTTATTAAGTCCAATCCAAGGATATTCGTGATCGCTAGGTTTGATTGGAGTATTCACTAGCTCCCATGTATCTTCTCCAGCTACTATCCCATCAGGTCTTGAGATAGAAGCATTCCAGATAGAGCTCACAATACTTGATCCTTGGTTAGCTACCAAGCATTCATTAGCATCTTTCTTGGGGAGTCTTGCAATCTTGCATTTACCGGGAGGGAATAGTTCTGCACATTCTTTTGAAGCTGATATTCCCGGTTTGTCCATGTCGAACATCAGGATTATTTCTTCAAAGTTTTCTACTAGCCACTCATAGTCTTTCTGAATAGCTTTCTTGGCAGACTGAGCTCCATTGGGAATGGAAACGGTAGGCCACTTACAGTTTTGTTGTTCTGCTACGCTGAGACAATCAATTTCACCTTCAGTTATCACTATCTTTTTACCAGTACCCCAAAGGTGTTTACCCCATAGTCCAGATACTTCGCCTAGAGTACGGAAGTCATTCCCTTGAAGTCGTACCTTCTGCCCTACTACGTTACCATGATCATCTTTAAATTCTGCAATCTGACAAGGCTTGTCATTATACTTACCAATAGAATAACCATATAATTTACAGGTCTTCTCAGAGATTTTCCTTTTAGTTAAAGCTTTGTATTGTCCTTTCGGAAGTAAGTTAGTAAATTTCTTTTTATTATTGGTATTGGATTGGGTAAATCCATCATCCCTACGAACAGAACTGCTAGAAGGCTGATAATAACCGCAATCCACTCCAAAACAATAACCATGTCCATCATCATACCTCGCTAAATTATCCTTAGATCCACATTTAGGGCAAGCTTCATTCCCAACCCATTTCGATGATCCATTCTGAGGGGATATCCTTTCTTGCGTATTTAAACCCATGCTTTTCACACCATTGTCCATAAGTTGTCCTCGATTCTTTATAGAGTTTCTGGTTTGGGTTAGTAAATATAAACCTGATATCTAAATCAGGGTGTTGCTTGTTTATCAGTAAATGTTTGGCTCTATCAGAAGCCAAGAATCTACCTTTGGTTTCTATGTATATTCCATATCTCTCTGACTTTGTTAAGTTATCTTTCTTCTTGTGTACTAAGTAAAAATCAGGTGTATAAGTTTTCTGATTAGGTATGTAGGGGATACGTTCAGGTTCATAGTACCATTCACATTTGGTACTTTTTAATCGCTCCCCAATTGCCACTTCTAACCCTGAACGATACCCCCTAGCGATACCATGCTTCCAATGCGGAGTGACTTTAATTTTCATGTTTCCCATACAAATCACTCGCACTAAGTAAACCTTTTAACATTGTTAAGGTAGTCTTTACCGTATAAAAACTGTCCAACGGATAAGATCCTGTATGTAATACTTGGTATAAATCTGCTACAAGTCTATGGACTACCTCAGGTTTACACTCTACCAACTTCCTATACACCTCCTCGGATTCCATTTGCTTGAGATCCTCATAACTTGGCATATTTAGAAGTCCTCCCCATCAACATCTTCGGGAGCATCCTTGCTGTCATTTACAACACTATTGGTAAACTCATCACCCCACTCAATGTTATCTCCAGAGGGGTCATGATACTCTACCATATCCAAGACTCTCACCTTTCGGAGTCTGAGTGTAACTCCACCCCCACCCTGATCGAATGGAACGGCTTGATAGGCAATCTTGATCTTTGATCCTGCACCTATAGTAGCCTCAATACGTTGACCCTCTTTGTCCAGTAAGACCGGGGATTGGGTGAAGCTTCCCTTTCGGGAATTAACAACTGACTTCATTTTAAACTGACAAACCATGTTACCTGTATTGTTCCCTTGGTCGTCCTTCTCAGGCTTCAAAGGGTTATGCTTACCTCCATTCATAAGAGGATTTATTACTGCACCTAACTTCCCTGATTCCTCTTTAGTCATTACCAATTTTACATGGTAAATACCGTCCTCATCAAAGCGTGTATCTGGCTTGTTAAGCCAAGGCCAAGATGCTGTACCTACTGGTGAAACGTGCATTGGAAATTGATTATTCTTTGCCATATTATAATTCTCCTTTGATAAAGTTTTCTGCACCACCGAATTCTGGAATCTTCTTGTTTTTACAATCTACTCTGATACGATCTACAATGTTCATTAACTCTGCTATTGTTCTATCCTTTCTGAGTTTATTGTTATACATACAGTTAAACACACTACAGAGAATTACATATTTCTCTGCTTTAGAGAATGACTGTAGGGTATCTACCACTTTCATCATTCCCTGACCTACATTTTTACCATCTACATTAGCTAAAAAAGAATTCTGCATTTCTTA